CATGTTCCTGAGTGAGTGTGTGCTTGATGGTGAAGAGCCAGAGCTGTCACTGGAGGCCATCAGGAGCTGGTGGGATGGAGTCAAGACCAAAGACATCTTCATGAAACCAATTGCTGGAAGGATTGAATGGCTACTCCAGCAACTTGAGCAATAAATCCAACTCAAATTGCTGGGAGGTGGGGAGTGAAAAAGTATGAATTGGGGTACAACCTTGTGGCCCTTGACCTTGCTGCTGGGGAGATGGGTGGCTCCTTCTGGCTACTCAAGAATGACATTGGGCCAGTGATAAAGGTGGGGTTGAACTATGAAAAGTGGGAGAGTGTGGTGGCTGTGGCCTTTCATGAAGCCATGGAATTTGCCCTCACTCAGCTGCGCTGTCGCTACACCCCCAGCAATGAGCTTGCTGGAGATCATGGCAGCTATGTGTTCTGGTTTGACCATGTGACATTCTCTGAGGCTTGCTATATGGCCAGTGAATTTGTGACCTTTTGCTTTGATGATCTGAAACAGGCCTGGGAGGCAAACAGACCCAATGGTGTGGTGGTTGTGAACACTTGAAGATTGTCAGTTGAAAATTATGGGCTAGGATGTGTTTTTATTTTAGGGGGCAGGCAAGAGTCTGCCCTTCTGTATTCTGATGGCCAGGGTGGCCAGGGAGGTGGCAAGAAATGCGTGAGAAAGGAGTGTGGGCTACCCTGAAGAGGGGTGTTCAGGGTTTAGGGCTGTTTGAAAGGGTGGAGAATTTGCTTGCAGATGGGATGCCTGATGTCAACTTTGTCACCAACAGGGTTGAGGGGTGGATTGAGTTGAAGTGGGTTGAGAAGTGGCCTGTGAAGGCTAGCTCTGTGGTAAAAGTTGGTGTAAAGCCTGGGCAGAGAGTGTGGTGGAAGAAGAGAAGGGAAATGGGCAGCAATGTGTTTGTGTTTGTGCGGATTGGTGATTGGTTTGGGCTGTTTGATGCCTATGCTGTGTGGGATACCTTGGGTGAGAGCTTGACCCAGGAGGATTGCCGAAGATTGGCAATTGACTCCTGGGATGGCAAGGTGAACTGGCATGAGTTTATTTTGGCATTATGTTCATGCCCAACTCTGCCTCCAAAGTCCTGACCAATAAGAGGCTGCGTGGGCGTTGGGGCTTGATGGCTGCATCACACTTGCGTAGGATGCCACGCACCCATGTTGGTGAGACTTGCTTGATCAGTGCCCAGCGTTCCAGGGTGGTGCCTCTGTCTTTGAAGGCTGCGCAGACTTTGTGCTCAAGTGTGACACCCAGATTGGTTGGCCATGGGTGGGTTGAGTAGATTGTTTCGATGGCAATTTCCATGATGTCCTTTTTGCTGAAGAAAGTTTTGGCAGCCATCTCATTGAGCATGTCATTATGCAACTGTGAAATCATTTTTGAAGCTCCTTTCTGTGTTTGAGAGAAAAATGTGCTTGACTAACGCCGACGCGCGTAATAAGAGACGCGCGCGCGCGTCGCGCCCTAGTCCCGCGCGGGAGTGGAAAATGAAATAAAAATAACATTTTTTCACCTCACACAATTACCAAAAAATTATCAACTTTCTAACAATTGTGTGAAAGTGTGTGAAAAGTCAACTGAAAAATCATTATGGTGCTGATTTTTTTGCTGGAAATGGCTGTGATCTGGTGGCTGTGGGTGGATTGCTGGAAAAAAATTTACCATCTAGGGACGCGCGAGCTGCAGTAAAAGCTGGAAAATAAACAACATGCAATCACCACTGTTCCCGCGCGCGCGAAGTACCCCCAGCAACTGAATGTGACCTGATCACACACCATCCCAGGCAGGCACTGATTTTATGTCCAATTTGCACAAGAAGTGCACAGATAAAACATAATTTGCAGCACACACATTCTGATTTTTTCCTTGACTTTTCCAGTATGACCAATCAGAATCACAGCTATGGCCCCTAAAAAAACAAACACAGAACTGACAAACCTCAAGTCAGACTCACCACTGGCCCCAAAGCTGCCTGACCCTGTGGACTTTGAGCTTGAGATCAGACTATTGCCTGTTGCCATCCAGCAATGGGCAAGGGAGTATCTGCTTGACCTCAATCCCACAGCCGCAGCACGCAGATGTGGCTTCAAACAACCATTCATCACAGTCTCCCGATTCAAACAGAATCCAGCAGTTCAAGCCCTGCTCAAAAAGATACTTGACCAAGCCCTGGCCAATGCTGATGTCTCAGTTGAGAGAACACTGGCAGAGATTGGCAAGCTGGCATTCCTCAACCCATCTGACATCATGTCTTGGTCTGGTCGCAGGTTTGTTATCAAGGACATGGATGAAATCCCAGAAGAGGCCAGAGTTGCCATCAGAACGGTGATTCGCAGGGAGTTCAACAACCGCACAGAGTTTGAAGTTGAGATGTATGACAAACTGAAGGCTTTGGAGCTGCTGGGCAAGTATCATGCTCTGTTCACTGACAAGTCAAGGAATGAGTGGGTGGATGCCACCAAGCGCAACACTGGTGTGCTGAGGGTGCCTGAATCTGTGGATGAGGAAACTTGGATCAGAGCAGCCAACAATGTGCATGTAGACACCAGAGGATACAATTCAAAGCAAGCCAAGAAACAAGCCATGAAGGATGCCAAAGAGGGTGAGTAATGAACTCAAAGTCATATGGCAACCCCAGCAAGGTGCCCAGCAGTTATTCCTCTCTTGCCCAATCTATGAGGTGCTCATTGAGGGCACTCGTGGAGGTGGCAAGACTGATGTGCTACTCATGGACTTTGCCCAGCACACAGGTCAAGGTTTTGGTCCTGCTTGGCGCGGCATCATCTTTAGAGAGACATACAAACAGCTGGATGACATAGTAACCAAGAGCAAACGCTGGTTCAGGCAGATTTTCCCCTCAGCAAAGTTCAATGAGTCTGACTATGAATGGACTTTTGCTGATGGAGAGCAGCTGCTGTTCAGATACATGCGCACAGAGGATGATTACTGGAACTACCATGGCCATGAATATCCATTCATTGGCTGGGAGGAGCTTACAAACTGGCCAGACCCAAAGTGCTATGAGTCAATGAAGGCCTGCTGCCGGTCATCATTCCCTGACCCAAACCTGCCACGCAAGTTCAGGGCCACATGCAACCCATTTGGTGCTGGGCACTCTTGGGTGAAGGAGTATTTTATTGACCAAGCTCCTCCTTGCACAGTTATCACCAATGCACAAGGCAAGAAGAGACTCTACATCAAATCAAGGTTGTCTGAGAACAAAGCCCTGATGGCAGCAGACCCAGAGTACATCAGGACTCTTGAGTCAATACTTGATGAAGCAAAGCGCAAGGCCTGGCTTGAAGGCAGCTGGGACATCCTGGCAGGTGGCATCTTTGGGAATCTGTGGCAGCCTTCAACCCATGTTGTGAGGCCATTTGAAATACCAAGCAGCTGGTACATAGATCGCAGCTTTGACTGGGGTTCAAGCAAGCCATTCTCAGTCTGCTGGTGGGCTGAGTCTGATGGTACAGAGGCCACCATGGCAGATGGGTCAACCAAGTGTTGGCCAAAAGGCTCTGTGTTCCTGATCAGTGAGTGGTATGGATGGAATGGCACCCCCAACACAGGATGTGAGATGCTGGCTGGGCAGATAGCAGCAGGCATCAAAGAACGTGAGAAGCTGCTCAAGCTCAATGTGCGCCCTGGCCCAGCAGATAATGCCATTTTTGACACACAGAATGGCAATTGCATTGGTGATGATATGGCTGCTCAAGGGGTGAAGTGGACAAGATCAGATAAATCACCAGGCTCAAGGGTGAATGGTTGGGAGGCAATCAGACAGTTGCTGTTCAATGCCACCAACAACCCCAAAGAGGAGCCAGGGCTATACATCTTTGACACATGCCGTCATTGGTTGCGCACTGTGCCAAATCTTCCAAGGGATAACAAGAAGCCAGATGATGTTGACACCAATGCAGAAGATCATGCTGGTGATGCCACTCGCTATCGGATTGCAATGCCCAGAAAAAGAACAACATCAGAGGAGATTATGCTATGATTGATCAGCACAAGCCCATCTATGATCAGAATGTCAAACGCTGGGAGCTGGTGAACATTGTGCAGGGTGGCACTGAATCAATGCGGCTGGCAGGCAGAACT